GTACCTCAATTAAATTATGTAACCCACCACGATCCCGTCCGTCATTTGCGGACACGCCCTCCAGTTCATAAATCTTTTCTTGGACTTTATCTTGTTTATAAACTGGTCTCGGTAAATCTATGTCTCTATAGAAACCCGAAACTTGTAATTTTTTTAAATCATTTTCTGAAGTCTGCATTATTTGTGAAATTCTACTTGCATCTGAAAGATCAGTTGCATTATAAGGCACAACTAAATCTTCAGCTTTTATAAATCTAGAAGAAGCTCTATTTAGAACTGGATCGAAACAAACTTTTTTAAATGTAGATCCTGTAAGAGGTAATACAAATAACATTTGATCCATATCAGGAGTGTACTCTTCCATTTTGTTCATCAACATGTAGTTCATGTAATCTTTTACTCTAGAAGCCTGATCTATTTTTTCATCTGTTTGTGCACCTACTACTTCTGTTCTAACGGGTCCGTCTGAAGGGACTAATTCTTTAATTGCTTGTGCTTGAAACTGTGTAGCAGATTCTGCTAACAAAGGATGAGTTACACCTGCTGCACCTAAAAAAGGTCTAGTTGGTGATTCATATTTAAATCCTAATAAGTCTAAACCTTTGATGTAGGAATCAACCCACTCTTGTCTAGATCTTTTATCTTGCTCATAATCTGAAACTAATTCATTTCCAATTTTAGATAATGTCTGTTCATCTAAAACAGTTGCAAGGTTTGTATAGAAAGATTCTTGAGGAACTTCAACTGGAGCTTCACCAGCTATTACATTATCCTCTTCGTCCAAAACTGTGTCCACATCTTCAGGTATTGAACCTGTGTTTTGATCTTCTATTTCTAAATTTTCTAAATCTTCTCTAGACATTAAAATAATGGTGCAAAGTTAGATCTATCTACTTCAACCAATCCTCCAATTTTATAAGCTTTCATTTTAGCTTTTTTATTTGACCCTTGTAAGTCTATTACTATACTTTCGACAAAATTTCTAGGATCATCTGCTTCTATTTTAATCTTCTCTAAACCACCTTTATAATCCATATTGTCATAGAATTCGTCCATTTCATATTGTTTTTTAAATGCATACACAGGAACATCTTTTTCATTACTGTAAAGTTTAAAAGGTTTTTTAGGATCAGTATGATATACTTTTTTAGTTGTGAAGGTTGCTCCTATTTCTTTTGCCACTTCTTGCATTGCCTTTGGAACCACAGCCATTCCTTTTAGTTTGTCAGTTTTACGATCTCTGTATTTACCAAAACCAGAGCCATCTGCATTAGTAAAAGATTTATGACCCTCTTTAAAAAATTGCAGATCTTCACGTAATTCTTTATTTCCTAAACCATAGAACTGTTCTATTTTAAAAGAATCATTATTTTTTAATTGCCAAAAATCTGCAGGTGCTAATGCAATATATCTTTTGTTATTTTTTCTTGCATCATGGACTAGAGATCTAACATTAGCTTTTACCCAAGTAGCTTCATTACCCATAGGGAAGAAATCAAAATCACCTCTTCTTTCATCATACAGATCACCTCCATATGAATAATTTGAATCAGGTGTTACTTCTCCTTGTCTTGCAGGCATTCTTCCTAATTCTGATTCTTGTCTTTTTAATGTTTTGTTTAATTCATTTAATCTATTTAATTCTGGTGGTGCAAGAGGTCGTTCCATTGCAATTGAATTGTATTGACCTATTTCATCCAGAGTGTCTTGTATTTCTCTTTTCTTAACTCTTAATCTTATATTTTTAGAATAAGGATTTTTTCTCATCATTGTTTTAGGATCAATTTCGGTTCTACCTTCTTTAAAATCTCTAAGATGACGTGATGCACTTTTAGATAGTGATTGATGAGGATCCGATTGTATTTCCACCATGAAGTAAGTATCCCCATAATTATCTACTCCTCTAGTATCATATCTTACAAAAGTAACAGCATTAGGTTCATTGAAGTGTGATGAGTAAACTCTCTTACCAACTGTGTTTCCTGGAATCGACTCATCTAAGAATAAAACTTTTTCTCTGTAATCTGTTCCTCCTCCTGGAAACGTTCCTCCATGTCTTGGAGCTTTGGTTACACCTTGTGCTCTTTCAGCAATTTGTATTGCTTTATCATATTGGTCTATTAAATTTCTTGCTAGTAATTTTTCATTATTATTAAAGCTATCTAAAACTTCTGATATTCTTTGTCTGTTTCGTTTCAAAGAATTTACATTATTTTGATTTGTTGATAATCTTGCAGCTAAATCATTAAAGATCTGTCTATCACTATTCAGACCGCTATTGAGTGCAGTTAGATTTGATCTTTCTGCTAAGTCTGGCATTTCAACAGTCTTTCTTAGAATCATTGATTCCATATCTCTACTTAGTTTCGCAAAAGTAGGATACACACTTAAAATTTCATCTGTGTTCACTGGATATTGATAATCTGCAATTTTCAAACGGTATGAAGGATTAGATTCAATAGCTGCTAAAATTTCTCCTTTAGTAACTTTTGTTTTTGGTGACTCTTTTGCTAATTTAAATAAGTCTCCACCTACAGCTTTATCTCCTTGAAAAATTAATAATCCAGAGTCTGATAATTCTTCTGCTTTGATTCCTTTAGTTCTTAAACCTTTTAAATACCCTACCCATTCTTTTGCAGTCCCAATTGCATTTCCTGATCTATTGATTTCATCAAAGGCTGCTGATCCTAAATATTCTCTTACAGTATCATCTTTATTTGCTCTTAGTCCTTTACCAAATGTTAAAGGTTCTTTAGGGACTGTTAATGCTTTTGAAGAATTTAAATTAGCTTTCTTTTCAAAATTTTCTTGATTTGTTGTTTCTTGTTTTGAAGATTCTTCTACTCGTTTTTGTATTATAGCTTCTCTTCTCTCAACTGCATCTTGGCTTTGTTGTGCTCTTTGGTTGTAATAATTTCTTTGTATTTGAGGTAATTCCATATACTCCCTATAAGCTGCAGGTAAATTTTCTGGAGTTTGTCTATATTCTGGTAAATTAGAAACGAAATAATTAAAACCAGGATTATTATTTAAATCTTGTACTCTTGCTTGTTCCGTTGTCCGTTGTCCACGTTTCGGCATCAACGAACGAATGCCTGATGCTGCCTTTCTAGCATAAGGACCGACGATAGGAGTCATACCTGCAACTCCAAGTGCTGTTAGACCTACATACCCCAACGCTTCGATTGGAGTCATATCTTTAAATCCTTCTTCTCCCTTGATAGCTTTCTTTAAAGGTTCTACATCTTGTAGTGCATATTTATAGGACTGCGCTTCACCGACCACGGGCGTTATATCTCTTACAACACCATAAGCGGTTTGTTGAAATTTCTTTTTAGCTTCTTCCAGTTTTTTAGGATCTAGATTAGCTATTTCTTCTTCTCTTAAAATATCGCTCATCAATAATAATATTTGTATTCAGTAGGCAATCTTACCTCGTCTGTAGGTTCATAATCAAAGTCAGCAGATATAAAATTACCTTCCCTGTATCTTAACACAGCTTGTGTGGTGCTGTCCACGAGGTCGTCGTTATCTCCATTAGGAAACGCAGCACATTCTTCAATTACTTCATGTGCAAATTGCTTTCCTTCAGGGTAAAAAACCATACCAGATGCAAAGACTGGAGATACTGCATTCACTCTCGATATCTTATCTTTTCCTCGACCAGGGACAAACTCCTGGACAGGTATACCCGTTCTTCTTAATTCTTGAATGAGTGGTAGTCCACTAGCCTTCGCCTCAATGACCATGGCCTCTGGTTTCCAATATGTAAATTGTTCTGTTGCAACTGCTTTCAACTCTGGAAAATCCCAACGACCTTTGAGTGCATCTAATAACATTAAACAAGGTGGAGAATCTTCTGTTGGTCTAAACACACCCCAAGTAGTTATAGCACTATAGTCAGCAGAATCTTTTTTTGAAAATGCAGTGTCTAAAGATTGAATGACAAATTCTAGTGGTGGTACGCCCCCCGCCCATGGCCTCCAATATTCTCGCTTGATGATGGCTCCTTCTTCTGATGTTGGATTTTGCATGTACTGTGCGTTCCAACGTTGAGGAGGTATAGATGCTTTAACAGATTCTAATTCTTCTTTCTTCCAATACTCAGGCCATACAGGTTGTCCGTCGTCCATGATCGCTGGGAACTCAATTACCTCCCACTGATCAGCGCCCGCGTTTGCTTGAGCTTTAAGAAGTCTTCCTGTCAGATCGTCCGTCGCCCATCGGGTCATTACAACAACGATTGCTCCACCTGGCTGTAAACGTTGACGTGGCCCTGATACATACCAATCATAAGTTTTCTCCATTGCGGAATCCGACATAACATTTTGTTCGGTGTGAGGGTCATCAATAATTAATATATCTGCACCCCTACCCGTTATGGCACCACCGACACCAGCTGCAAAATATTCACCCCCGTCTGAGGTCTCCCAACGACCTGCTGCTTTGCTATCCTGTTGGAGTCCCATGTTATTAAAAATTTTTTTATATTCGGCACTATCAACTAAGTTTCTTACTTTTCTACCAAACCTTTGTGAGAGTTCAGCATTGTGAGAAACCTGCATGATTTTTGCTTTGGGTCGGAGTCCCATCATCCATGCGGGAAACAAATAAGATGCAAACTCAGATTTAGTATGTCTAGGTGGCATGTTAACAATTAATCTTTTAATCTTGCCTTCAGAGACCTTAGTCAATTTGTCAGCAATAATTTGATGGTGGCCCCACTTAGAAGGTTCAGTTGCTTCTCTACAAATAAAATCTGGCCAAACGTTTTTTACAAAGTAAAGGAACTCTGATCTAGCTTTTAGGATCTTTTTTGCATCTAGGAGTTGTTTTACTTTAATTAATTTTTCTTTGGGTAATAGATCTAAATCCATAAGTATTTTCTGCTAACTATTTCTGTTTATCTTTGCATTTATCTCTCTTGTCAAGTTACATCTGCGAAATCTGGGGGGTGTGGGT